CTACAACAGCAAAGCTCCGAACTTGATGACAACGGAGGAAATCAAGGAGCTTGCCGACCAGTATCGGGAGGACGGTAAAATTGATGTTTTCTTCCGGGAGTTCAGGAACCAGGCCATTTCGGGGGAGGATGCCAGCTTTTCCCAGGATATGTTCCGTTACTATGAGGAGGCTGATTATAGCCTCTCCGCTAACGTGGATATCGAAAACCTCCTCCTGGTGGATCCCGCCAGGAGCTCGAAGATGTCCTCGTCCGAGAGTGCCATTGTGGGCGTTGCAGTTGACCTTAACAGCAATGAGATTTTCGTTAGGGAGGTGAGGCACGGCTATTGGAGTCCCGATGTTTTCTATAACAACATCTTCCACGTGGCAGGGGATATCGGAGCTAAAATTGTAGGGGTGGAGGTAACAGGCCTCCATGAGTTCGTAACCTTCCCGTTGGAGAATGAAATCCGAAGGAGAGGATCAACTCTCCAGCTGGTGGAACTCCAAGCCAGGGGCGGACGGAATGAGAAAGGGAAGACCCAGAGGGTTCGTAGCTTGGTTTCCTTCTATCGCCAGGGGTTGGTTAAGCATAATCCCCAGGTTTGTGATCCGTTGGAGGCCCAACTTCTGGCTTTTCCCAAATCGAGGAAGTGGGATATCATGGATGCCCTCGGCTACTTGCCGGAGCTACTGGAGAAAGGGGAGCGCTATATGCAGCCAACGGCTGCCGATGAGGTGTATCCCACCGCCCAGGAGTTGGAGAAGGAATATGAGGGCTTGCAGGAATATAAGGGACCGGAGGTGAACGATTTTAGGGTCGTTTAGCCATGAAGGGTGAAAAATTCACCTTTCCTTACCAATAGTCCAATTCCCGTTCCCAGGGAACGTTTTATAACCGCTTGGGTTATGTCGGTAACAATCTTCTCGCCGGATCGCCAAACCGGAGATGCCTCCAGTTCTCAATCCAAATAACAACGAACTCCCAGGGGAGCTAACCTCCCAGGAGTATGACTATGATTATCCCCTGGAGGGGCTGGAGCCGGGAGATTCGTTTCATCGGGAATTGGCCGGGAAGTTGAAGCGGCGGGCGTTTCGGAGCCATAATACGATGAGCGATAAGTATGAGGAATGGCGGAAAATGGATGAGAAGCTGAGGACTTACGTTCGGCCCGAGGCCAGGAAGGATGATGAAACGAAAAGCGAGGCAAGGAAGAAAAGGGAGAATCGGTTGGTGATGCCAGTTTCCTACGCCAACCTTGAGACGTTGCTTACCTACATGTCCTCCGCGTTCCTGAGGGATCCTATCTTTGAGTATGAAGGGCATGGGCCGGAGGATGTCTTGGGAGGGGAGCTGATGACGAAGGTGATTGCAAAGCAGGTTCAAAAGAAGGCGGTGGGGTTGAGCCTTCATACCGCTTGGCGGGATGGGTTTGCCTATGGGATCGGCCCGGCGGCACCTCGTTGGGCGAAGGAATATGGGACTAAGTTCTCTGCGCCGGAGAAGGGCTATCGTTCCGAGTCCAGAGGGAAAACCTTTCGGACTGGAAGAGAAAAGAAGCGGGAGGATAACCAATTGCTTTGGGAAGGGAATGAGTTGGTCAACATCGATCCCTATCGCTACTATCCCGATCCCCAAGTTTCTGCCCACGAGGTTCAGCAAGGAGAGTATGTAGGATGGCTCGACCGGAGTAACTTGATGCAGCTTCTATCGAAGGAGCAGAACGACGATTCCATCTTCAACGTCCGTTACCTTAGGCATCACAACAAACGAGTTTCAGGACTAAGCGGTAATCAATCTGGACGCCCTCAAAGCTCGAACCGGGAAGCCACCTCTTCGGTTAATACGCCAGTTGATGTTCTATGGATCTACGTAAATTTGATTCCCCAGGAGTGGAACCTGGGGGATGGTGAGTACCCAGAGAAATGGATGTTCGGCTTGGCGGGGGACGATGTGATTATTTGTGCCAAGCCCCTCGGGCTTGCCCACAACAAGTTCCCCGTGGCCGTTTGTGCTCCAGACTATGACGGTTATAGCCCCCTCCCGGCCAGTCGGATGGGAATCGTTTCTGATTTGCAGGATACCATTGACTTTCTCTATAACTCTCATATCCAGAACATCAGAAAGGCGGTAAACAATCAGTTCCTGGTGGACCCATCGTTGGTTAACCTCAACGACGTTAACAATCCCAAACCAGGGAAGCTGATGCGCATGAGAAGGGCAGCCTTCGGGCGGGGGAATTTGGATGCTGCAATGAAGCAGTTTGAGGTCAACGATGTCACCCGTGGCCATGTGGGTGACGCTCAGAACCTTAGTAGCTTCATGCAAACGGCCACGGGCGCCACGGATGCAGCCCAAGGGCGCGTTCAGCCGAGGTCCACCAGGATTTCCTCTGCCGAGTTCAAGGGGTCCAAAACGGCCTCCCTGAACCGCATGGAAAAAACGGCGAAGGTTATTTCCATGCAGTTCATGCTCCCCATTGCGAGAATGTTTGCCAGCCATACGCAGCAGTTGATGGAGGAGGAGACCTACGTTAAGGTGGCGGGCGATTGGGAGGAACAGCTTAGGCAGGACTATGGGATCAACCTCCAGGAGCAGAACCGGAGTCCACAGCGGGGTCGGATGAAGGTTAGTCCCCTTGACTTGATGGTCCAATATGACCTAACCGCCCACGACGGTGCTATTCCCGGCACCGAGGATGCTCAAACCTGGGTTGAGCTTTTTCAGATCATGAGTCAGAACCCGAAGGTGGCGAGGAACTTTGATATGAAGAGGGTTTTTACTCATATTGCCCACCATCTTGGGGCGAAGAATATCGATCAGTTCCTTCTAAAAAGCAACCAACCTCCACAGGTGCGGCCTGATGAGGACGTGGCCGAGGAGGTCCAGAAAGGAAACCTGGTCCCCGCCGAGGGAGGAGGGCCACAACCATCACCACCAGCTAATCAACCACCTCCATCCAATGGCCAAAGGAACGGTGCCGGGCCACCAGGAAGACCGCCCGCTGCATAGCTCCCAGCAGGACCTTAAGAACTATCAGGAACATCCAGTTTGGATGGACCTTGAGAGGACTGCCGAGGAGATGATTAATCGGGCGCAGTCTGATTTGGAGGAGGCCGAGACCATTGAGGAGGTTAAACAAATTCAAGGGGAAATCAGGGGAATCAGGAACATCCTTAAACTGCCAGAGGTTTTCAAACGAGAACTGGACCACTTATCGCAGGAAGAAGAATCAACCAACGAGGTTAGTTGATATGGCCGACCAGGATGAACAAACTGCCCCACAGGACGTCTCCGAGGAGACTACTTCCGAGGGGCAGACCCAACAGTCGATGATCGAGGACATGCTGTCCTCATATCAAACCGACCAGCCGTCGGAGCCGGAGGATGAGGCCACGGCCCAAACGGAGCCGGAGGAAAGGGCCGTGGCTGATGAGGCCGATACCCAAGATGAGGCATCGGGCGGAGATGGAGAGAGCGGGCAACCCGAGGAGGCTGTGGAAGTTGATCCATCAGAGCCAGAGGTGGAGGTAGAAAAAGGCCAAACCGAACAGCAGGTTGATCCCGAAGTCCAGCGCCTGCGGGAACAAAATCAGGAACTCCAGGATCGGTTGGAGCGTCTTGAGCGCCAGCAGCAGGCAGATGAGCTTGAGGCGCCCGTGCAGGGGAATGAGGATGAAGCCCAGGACGCCGAATCGGAAACAGAAACAGGCAGCGAGGTTGAGCCTCATCAGTTCATGACCGATGAGGAGGCCCAACAGCTTTTCGGGGTGGAAGGCGCAGGGACGGTTAACGAGATGCTTAACCGAGTATATAATCGGGCCAGGGAGGACACCATCAGGGAGATTCCTGAGCTGGTTGAAAAAACCCAGGAACGGCAGCAAACGATGCAAAACGCAGTGCAGTCCTTCTATGAGGACAACCCTGAACTCAAGAAATATAAGGACTACGTGAGCCACAAGGCAAACGAGGTCCAGGCGGAGAATCCCGACATGGATATCGAAAACTTGATGGAGGAAACCGCCAAAAGGGCGAAGGAGGGGCTTCAGTTGCATGAGAAGGCCAAAGAAACCGAGAAGGAACGACGGGAAAAGGAGGAAGCAACCAACAACGATCCTGCCTTTGCTCCTAAAGCGCGCGGCGAGCGTGGAGGTAGCGGACCTGACAACCGATCTGGACAGCAAAAACAGATCGATGAGCTTATTTCTTCATAACAGCCCTAACCAATCCAATGGCTTTGGACTCTATTGAGGATCGGCAAACGCCACAGAAAACTTTCGTCCCTACCGAGGATGGGGAAGTTTCCCCGACCGCCCGCCGCATCAGGGCAAACTTGGGGAATATCGAGGACCTGGAACTTTCCCTTCCTAATCCCCACACCCTAACGGGGAAAACGCTCTCTTTCGTTTCGGGTGTGGATGATGACCATGAGGGAGAAACCGGGAGCCTCAAGGTGGAGGGAGAGAACATCGAGAAAACCCTGGATACCGATGGGGATGCCCTTTTGCTTCAAAGCGATGGGGATCGTTGGTTCGTTATCAGCGAAACCGAAGGCTCTGGTTCTCGAACCTCATCTCGAAGCCGCACCTCCAACGGCTCCCGAACCAACAGTGGTTCCTAAGGATCGTCGAGCGCAGCAGGACGCTCTTTAAGGAGCCTCTCCGTAAGGAAAGGCAACAAGTTTCACTTTTTCTCTCTTTATCATAAATCAACCTCAATATTATGCCTTTTCTTGGTATGAGAGGTACAGGTGATTGGACGGACAATGAGCGCCCCGAGGACTGGCGTGAAACGATCCTCTATCTGTACCCAAACGGTAAAGCTCCTCTTACTGCCATCATGTCAATGATGGACAGCGAGGAGACCTCCGATCCGCACTTCCACTGGTTTCCCAAGCAGATGCCCCTCCAGGCAGGAGAGGTCACGGGGACTTATACGGACTCCTCGCTCTCTACTGCTTATGATCCTGGCACCAACGGCACCGCTCAATCTGGCGATGTGCTCTATTTCCAAACCGATGCCAGCACGGCTGGTGAGTTCAGGGAAGGTCATAACGCACAGATAACGGTCAAGCAGGATCCCCGGTATGAGACCGTGGGTCGGGTGACCGATACTATGCAGAACGGATCCGACAGCTATGTTGCCGTGACGCTCCGAGAGGACGCGGACGGGAGCTATGATCTGGATGACGCCGACTGGATTGAGGTGGTAGGAAACTCGAACCCCGAGGGCGCTACGATGCCGCCGTCGGTCAGCTACGATGTGGAAGACCGAGGGAACTATACCCAAATCTTCCGCACGCCGCTCTCGATTACCCGCACGGCCCGTCAAACGCGGCTCCGAACGGGCGAAGCGCTCAACCGGATGAAAAAGGAAGCCCTTGAGCTTCACTCCATCGAAATGGAGAAAGCCTTCATCTGGGGCATCAAGAGCGTGGTCCAGGGTGCGAACGGGAAACCTGAGCGGACCACCAGGGGCATCAAGAAAGCCTATGAGCAGTTCGCCCCGCAGAACATCTTTGACTATCGCTTCGATAGCGATTATAGCGGGCAAACGTGGCTCGATGGTGGTGAGGAATGGTTCAACGATGTCCAGGAGCGCATTTTTCGGCATGGGGAAACTGAGAAGTTGGCCCTCGTTGGATCGGGTGCCCTCCAGGCCGTGAACGATCTCGCCAAGAGCGGCGCGCACTATAACCTCGAAGCGAGGGAGATGGCCTACGGGATCAAGGTGATCGAGTGGGTTACGCCTCATGGCACGCTCTATCTGAAAACCGCCCCGCTGATGACCCAATCGGCCAACCATCGGCGTTCGATGTTGGTGATCGAGCCTTCTCGCCTGCGTACACGGTACGTTCAGGATACCATGTACAAGAACGATAATTCCGAGGACCGGAACACCAACAACTCCAGGGATGGTACCGAGGAAGAGTACCTGACTGAAAGTGGGTTGGAGCATCACCACGAACTGGTTGGTGGGTTCTTCTCCGGAATGGGCTTTGATAACCAGGTTTGATGCTTGGTTTTCAACGGCATCTGGAAAGGGAATGGCGGGGTTCCCTTTCCAGATGAACTGTGAAAATTTCACTCTTCATCCCCTATGAACCTCCGTGAGATTCGGCAAAAGTTCGTCCAGTTGACTGGACGACGGGACCTCGTCAACGAGGCCACGGAGAACGGGAATACCTATTATGAGGACAACGGGTCAGATTTTTTTATCCGTGCAGGGTTGAGATATTTGGATCGGATTACTGACCTCAACGGGCAGCGGGAAGATATCAAAATGTATCTCCCTTCGGGGGAGTTTGTGGTTCCCATTGGGCGCGTTACCCATGTTAAGGAAGGCGGCGATGTGGCTGGCAAAGGCTTTCGGGTTGTTGAATCAGTTAGGGTTGTTCGGGATAATGATGAGGCCCAGTTCCTTCGGAGGATTACGTTTCAGGACTTCAAGAGGAAACGGCAGAGGAGTGAAAATCAGCAGGGTTCGGTCCCATCAGTCTATACGTTGGCCGAGCCTATTCAAGCTGTTAAGGATGTTGGGAAAAAAGGCCATCGGGAGCTAATGGTTTGGCCTCCTGCCCCTTCTGATTCCACAGTTCCTTTAGGAATCAGGGGCCTACTTACCTCCGCAACTTTGAAGGATGACGATGACCGGAATTGGTGGACTATCAATATGCCAGAAACTCTCATCCAGGCAGGATGGTACACCCTCGAACGCTTTTACCGAAATCGAACGGGGATGAAAGATCATCGACGAGCAATTCTTGATGATATTCAGAACTTCAAGGCTGATGAGTATCAGGAAGAAGCCGTTTCTTCTGACCAAATGAACAACAGCGAATTATGATCAATAAATATGATCGTTCAGATTTCAACAGGGCCTGCTTATTTGATGCTGACGAGTTTCAGCAGATTCCTTATGAGGAAAAAGTTGAAAGTGTTAGGTTCGGTAATATTATTGCCGGTTATCAAGCTGATTACGGCATTTACCTTTATGATCTCACAATTGACGTTGGTTCTTTCACCTACACTGGCTCAAACTCAGATCAGCTTGAAATTGGATACTATATTCTCGATTCAGGCGCCGTAAGAGTGGAAAATTATGTTGATTTAATCGAAGGAAGCCATTATCTTGGAGAACGGTATTTAAATTCAGATGAAAATATTCGTTTTATAGCACATCCTTCTGAAGAACAAAATGGGTTGTTAGAAACAATCAGGGTTTCCTTTAAAATAGGATCCCAAGCATAGAAAATAACTTCATTCTAAACTGCTTTGCGTGAGTTCGGCTTCGACGTTTCGGAGAGCCTGGCAAGGGGCTTGCAGCCCGAAAGGGAAGCCCGTCGGGGTGATCAGTTTCTTCGGATGGCGAGGAATGTAGTTACACGTCCTTATGGCTTGAGCAGGTTTGAGTTGCCCGTTGATCCCTTTGAGTATAATCAGGCGGACTATCCCTTCCCGCAGTTCTTCCAAGCTCCTGTGGAACCCCTGCTGGCTAACAGGGATGAAGTCATGGGAATTGACACCCTGAATAAGCCGTGGGCAGTTGATTATTATATCAGCGGCTTGCCCGAGGGTGGAGTTTGGCATGCGGCGGTAGGGGGCGGAGGTTGGTTCTTGTTCAATGGAGTTTGCTGTGTTTATAATGCGGGGTTTCCTCATCCGGAGATTCACCTTGAAACTGATGTAACTATCAGGACGGGCTGTTTCCACAGGGGAAGAGTCCTCCTGGGAGGCTTCGACTCGAACAACATCTGGAGCAAAGGGCTGGGAGACTTCCTTAGGATGCATGAGTCTGAACTTCCCGACGGAACGCTTGATGGATTCGACGACTTGGATAAAAATTGGGTTGCTTGGTCCAGTATTGGGGACTTTGACCTTCCTTATTGGTTCTTTGATTACCAGCCCCCTGAACTCCCGTTTGGTTGGACCGATAATGAGGTGATCCATCGCTTTGAGCGGAATGAACTGGGATGGATGCCGATGCCATCGGAGGGAGAGGTGCGGGCGATGGTTCCCTTCGGGGAGCATGTGGTTGTTTTCACCGATACGGGAATTTATGCTTTGACTCTGTCAGGAAGAACTCAAAGTAGAAATATTCCTCCCACCTATGGCTTCCAGGAGGTTGCGAGGGTTCCATTGGCAGGGCGGGGTGCCGTTGCGAAGGGAGGAACTGGTTTGTTGTTTATCGATGCAAGGGGCCAGCTGTGGAATATTGGTGGGAACCTTGATGTTCAGCGTTTAGGATATCGAAGGTACCTAAGCAGCGTCCTGGGGAATCAACCTGTTGTTGATTATCGAGAGGAGCAGGAGGACTATATTATATCAAGTGGAAACTTCCAGAGCTTTATTTTCAACGAGAGTGGGCTGACCCAGCACGATGCCCGGATTGGTTTCACCACGTATCGGGATGGAGCAACAATTGGAACCTTCGAGTTCCCCGAGCTTGCTCATTGCCACTTGGTTACAAGTGAGTTTGACATGAGCGTTCGCGGGGATAAGATGGTTACCCAAATCACTGCTAACTGCGCCAAACCCCTCGCGGCGGAGGTTAAGGTTGATGTTAAGTATGGCAACGATTGGTTTGAAGACGAGGATTGGATTCCCCTCAACGAGGAGGGAGTGGCAAGGATTCACCTATCGGGGAAGGAGTTTCGGGTTCATATTAGGGCGCCCTATGAGGAGGGGCTTGATCTTGAATATCTGCACGTGAGATACCAAGTGCAGGACCGCCGGGCAACGAGGGGGCCTTATATCGAGACTCCGCCGCAGGGCGGAGGTGGGCGGCAGCAGGCTCAAAGAAGTGGGGGTGGTAACTGATGCAGCTCATCAAGATGCTCCCGGAACAGGTAGAAGAATATTGGGAAGACGTGGCTCCCATGATTGCCCAATCCCTTCCCTATGATATAGAAAAAACCCGCCGAGGGTTAACCAACCTCCTGGCTGCGATCCTAAACGAGCGTGGAACCTGTTGGGCATTTTATAGCGAGGAGGAGTTCCACGGGCTGTTGGTTACGCATCAGTACGTGGATCCCCTCGTCAGGGCAAAATTCCTCGTTCTTTATTCAGCCTATGCGGTTAAACCCGTTACTCCTGATGTGTGGCAAGAGGCAATGGGAACGTTGAGAAAATACGCAAGGGAACAACGGTGCCGTTCCATAGTATTCTACACGCCAAGCGACAAATGGGCGCGGTTTGCAGAGATGCAGGATATTGATGGTCATTTTCATATGTTGACAACGGAGGTTTAGGTTATGGGTGGCAGTGGTGCTACATCTGGTACGATTGGTTTTCCCGACTATGTCGAGGATTTCCATAGCTCCGGTCTGGGGGATGGTTTTGGGGCGTCAGATCACGCCCCAAGAGTTGAGGACATTATCCAAAACTCCTTGATGCCGGGAGGGAACCCTTATTCTGATGTTTATTTGACCGATCCTCAGGATGAGTTTGATAATATCAGGTCTGGATGGGAGGACTACGATACAAAAGTAACAAACTTTGATCCGTTAGCTGATTGGAAAGAAATTGTCAATGCTTCCAAGAGTCAGCTTGATGCGGCTGATCCATTTCCTGAAACGGATGTTAATGGAGTCGTCGATTCAGCTGATGTTGATGCACAGGAACTAATCAACAGCGCGGCCAAAGAAGTTTCTGATGCCACTCCAATTCAAAATGTACTTCCATCCACCGAAGCGGATTGGAACTCAATGGCGGCTAAGGTGGTGGAGAGAATGGATTCAACGTTGGTGAGTCGGGACTTTGATATAACTCAAGTTGCCTCTGATGCAAGGCAATTCACCAACCAGGTGGTTCAGGATGCTTTTCAGTCCGCACAGAACTTAGCCCAGGATCAGTATGTTCAGGATCGAATTGATGCCTTCAAAAATCGGCAGGAAAACACCCATCAGAAGAACCTAAGGCAGTTTACGGGTGGGATGGCCTCGATAAACGCCGTTCATAGTTCGGCCTTCATTATTGGGGCAGCCGCAATGAAGGCGGAGAAACAAAGGAACATAGCGGAATTTGATTCCCAGATCACCATCCAGTTCTATCAGGGGGTAATTGGACAGCACCTCCAAGCCTATGCCACCTCCCTCCAGGCTGCCGTCAACGGGGAGCAGGTTGAAATCTCCTCCAGGGATCAGAAAATCAGGGCCGGGCTGCGGACAATCGGACAGGTGAAGGCCCAGGAGGAGAGCTTCAAACAAACCTTCGTTCAACTGTTTCAGCAGATTTTCCAGAGCCGATTTCAGTTGGGCCTCCAATCGGAGCAGCAAGCCCTCAATCAGAGGGCGAGGGCATTCCAAGCGGGGATCCAAGGGATGGGAAACCTCAAGCAGTTTAAGCTTCAAGCCCGAGAGCAAGCCACGAAGCTAAGGACGGAAACTGAAAGAATCACCGTGGCAGGGCGTCAGGAATATGAGTTGGAGGTTATGGACAACAACGTTCAACACGCCTTATGGGACTTCAAAGTTTATGATGAAGGGATGAACATTCTCGCCGCACCGTCGGGAATGGCCCGCCGGATGCCCGAGAAGAAAAGCAAGGCTTCTCATGCGATTGGAGGTGCCCTGTCGGGGGCTGCATCAGGTGCAGCGGTAGGTTCTGCATTTCCCGGTCCGGGAACGGCAATCGGAGCTGGAGTGGGTGCTGTGTTGGGGGGTGTTGGTGGAGCAATTTCCTACTGAATAGTGAATTTTTCACCTTTCATTCTAAGCCCTCCCCTCGTTAGTATGGCTTTCGGATCTTCCTGCATATGAGAGTTTGAAGGCGAGGGGTTTTTCCTTTTCTCATTTCCCATCTTAATCCAATGGCTACCAGAGATAAGCTGATGTCGGCCCTTAGAAATCAGGGAGATTCTTTTCCTGATGATTTGGAAAGAACGGAAATCCCTGACGCTCTGGGAGAGCAAGAGGAAGTGGTAGATGCCCAGGAGGTTATCGAAGGACGTCCTTCGGGGGATTCTGGTGATCAAATCGTCCGAAGCCCCGATCCCGGCCCTCCTCGTGGTCAGGAGAATCCCTTTCAGCAACAGCCCTATCAGTATGGTCCCTCGAAGAACGACTTCTTCGCCTCCGAACGAGCGGAAACTCCAGAGGATCTCCAGCAAACGCCGCCAGGATCCCCGGCGCCCTCAGAGATGAAGGAAACGGGCGGGGCGTTGAAGAAGATCGGGGATGCCCTGGGGAAGCCTGGGGTTCAGAAAACCCTTGCTCAATGGGGCGCTGCCATCGCAGGGCCTGATAGCTTCGCGGCCCGCCTCGCCAAGCCGACGGTTGATTCAGCTAATGCCCGACAGCAAGCGAAGCTATCGGCTGCGGCAGAGGAAGGAGATCAGGCCCTCCAGGAGGCGATTAAGAACAGCGTGAATGTGAGTTCCGAAACCCTCGATAAGGTTCGGAAGCGTCGGATGCAGCAACAGCAGCAGGAGCTGGCCGAACGCCGCGTTGATGTCCAGGAGCAGCGGGCCGAGGAAATGGAGGAACGGACAAAGTTGCAGCGGGAATCCCAGGAGTTTCAGCAAGGGATGGCAGAGGAGAAGCTTAGCATGGAACGGGCCTCCCAGGAGTTTCGGCAGAGGATGCAGGAGGCTCAAACCGACCTGCAACGGCAACGGGTCGCGATGGAGCAGCTTAAAACGAATGCGCAGGTTCAGAAAATGCAGGATCTGGCCGACAACCGGGCGGCTCGCCTCGAGATCCGTCGGAAAAACGCGAAGAAGAATCGTCAATATAAGCAAGCTCAGATTGATAACATGTCGGGTGCTCCGCAGCAACAGCTTAGTCCCGGCGACTATTATCAGGGCCTCCGGACTTTGTCTAAGCAAGCACAGCGACGGCTCTCCGATCTCCAGGCCCAGGAACAGGAGTTGCTTAAAAGCCTCAACAGCGACTTCCTCCAGCAAGCCCAGCAGAAGGATCCGGAGGATCGGAATCTTGCGGAGAAGAATGCTATTGAAACGGACTCAACCTTGCAGGGGGTGAGGGAAAGGAAGAGGCAGATGAGGAAGGATCTTCAAAATTATAATGAAATGATTCAGAAAGGAATGACAAGACCTCCGGATAGCATGAGGAGTCAACAGCCTTCGCAAACCCAACCTCCGCCTGCTCCCCAGGATAGCACCCAGACTGCACCTGATAGCTCCCAAATTCAACCGCTTTCTCCAGAGGAGTTTCTCCAGGGCACGAAGCAAACTCCTTCTGATACCATTTCCTTCCCGAGATTCCCTACCGAACAAGCTGCTCGCGATGCAGGCTACGGCCAGGGAGATGTCGTCATCATTGATACCACGAAAGCCAGACTCCACTGATGGGATATACTCCTCTCGACGAAGAAGAACCATTTCAGCAGGACACCTTCGAGGAGGAAGCGGATACCTCTGGTCGTGGGTTTACTCCGATTGAGGAGGTGGGAGGTAGGGAGCAGCAGAATCGTGGGTTTACTCCGATCAATGAGGAAGAAGCGCTGTTGGATACAACCGGAGGGGACGGGGCGGCGGGCGGCGTAGGCGGCGACGTTGGCGGACAGGCGGCAAGCGGGCAAGGGCCGGAGGCTGGGGTTGGGCAAAGGGCGAAACCCGACACAGCGCGACGTCGCGAAAGGCAGCAAGCAGCCGTTAAGGGCGCGACGGATGCCACCTCCGGCCTGGGCACAACAGAGATCAACATAGGCGGCGTCCAACTTGCAAGCGAAAACATCAACCCCGCCGAACAAGCCTTCAATGCGTTTGCGAAGCGCGGCCTAACGGAATTTGGGAAGGCCATCAAAGGCGTGGGAAACTTCGTGGGTCAAACAGATCGAGCGGAACAGGTGTCGGAACGGCTTGGGATTGGAGGGGCTGGGGAAGCAGATAGGAGGGAGAATAAAACGGCTTATCAGATAGGCCAATTCATGGTCAACAGCGTCCAGGAGGCGTTTCCCGAGGATCCCGAGATGCAGGGGAGCTTCCTGGCAAGCAAGCTGCCTGCGGCGGTGGGATCGGGGGCGGCTTATATCGGGGCCGCCGCAGTGTCAGGAGGGGCCGGTGCCGCTGCGATGGGCAGCCTTAGCCTGGCCCAGCAGGAGTTTGAGCAAGCCAAAAGGAAGGGATCTTCCGATGATGAGGCTTTCAGCGCCTTCCTGTGGAACCTCCCTGCGGGCGGGATCGAGGCCATCCCCGCCGCAAGGTACTTCAAGCGACTTGATAAGTTCACAGGTGGTCAGGTTAAGAAAGTTCTAAGCAAGGGCACGAAGAGCCTCCTCCAAAACAAGCCTGCCCAAACGTTGATCGGAGGCGTTGATGAGGCAGTTCAGGAAATCATTCAGCAGACTTACTCAAACATCGCCGCGGGGAAGATTTATGATAAAACAAGGGGCATCTTTGAAGGAGTAACCGAAGGAGGAACCCTGGGTTTCGGTGCTGGGATTCTCCTTAATGCGATGGGCCTTAGCCTGCGAGGGCAGTATGCTAAAGCTCAGACTAAGGAAGCGAGGGCTGATATCGTTGAGGGCTACGAACTCTTGAAACAGGCGGGGAATGACGCCAGAATGAGGGACGTGGTTCTGGATATGGAGGACCTCCAGGCCGCAGAGTTGGAACAGGCTCTTCGGGATCGGTCGGATGAACTCAACTCCATCGGAAGAGAAGAGGCCCGGGAGCCTGGAATGGTTATGACTCTTCCTAACCATGAGAAGGATCTGGCCCATTGGGCTATCGAAACAAAGGCTGTTGATGACTATGGACAGCCAATCCCTTACTACCACGGGACCGATCAAACGTTTGGGCGATTCTCAAAGGAAAAAATAGGTTCCGAGCATGACGAAGGCTGGTATGGAGCGGGCTTCTATTGGACGCCGGATCCTACCAATACGGAGGAGTTCATGGCCGATGTTGAGTTGATGCAGCTAACGGAGGAAAAGGCCCAGGAGGCTGATACAGAAATCTGGCAACCCGAAGAACCTCCACAGCCCAACGTCCGAAAGGCTTATCTGGACCTAAGAGATCCTCTGGTTGTTGATCGGACGATCAACGTACCGGGGAGCAAAGCGCTCCTGGATGCCTTCGACCGGGCCATTAGCGATCCCGAAACGCGAAAGGACTTTGAGGATGCAAAGATGCTCCTTAAAAAGATGCGGGATCGGAGTTTGAAGGATATCGACACGGGCGGTAAGCAAGCAACCAGAGTTAAGAATGTTGATGCCCTGAACGACGTTGAAAGGAAGCGTTGGGATGAGTTGGTTGAGCAGTATGGGAAACCCCTGGGGACCCAATCCGACTTCATGAATTATATAAGCCCGCACATCGGCGGCAAAATGGCAACGGGCTTTGCTAAAGCTGCCGGAAAGGATGGCGCGGTGGTTTACTATCACGATAACAACAACCGGACTATCGGCAACGCAAATGAGGTTGTTGTTTTCGATGAAAAGCAGATAAGAAATGCCTACTCGCCTGCCCAGGAGAAGACAACGCATACTCCGCTTTCCGATCAGGCGGAAATTCCCGACAAGTATGGCTCGCCGCTCATCAACGCATATGAGCAATATGCATTCGCAAAGGAGAACCGGGAGGCTACCAGTGGTGTTATGGATGCGTCCGAAAGTGCTTATAATGAGCAAGCGGCTCTTCATGAACAAAAACTGCGGGAACTAAAGCAACGAGCAAGGGCGGAAGGCGTCAATCCCATTTCCTTCATCAGGGATATGGAGAACCGGGGTTATGGAACCCAGGCCGTGGCCCAACTGGTGGCAGAGGAGATGGCGGTTCAAGCTCGACAGAAGCAAAAAGCAAGGAGGGTCCAGGAGGCCCATGAGGTAAGCACTCAACAGAAAACCTTAATGATGACCAAGCCCCAGCTTCCTTCGGAAGCAGTGGAAGGAACGGGAACGGAGCTTGCCACGGATGCCAGGGAAAAGTATGTACCAGAGGAGGAACGAACCATGTGGAGAAAGTTCAAAAACTGGTTCATGGGAGGAAGCTCCTACAAGGAAACCGAACCTCCGGCCATCAGGCAGGAGAAACAACGGACGGAGGGAGCGATGAATGCAGAACTCAAGAAGATGCAGCTTGCCGCAGGTAAATACCTTCGGGCACTCGATGAGGAAAGGGGCAAAGCATCTGATGAGGAAGTAAGCCAAAGGGAGCGGCAGCTGATGGAGGACACCCAGGCAGTCCTTGAGGGGCGGAAGGACCTGGAGGATCTTCCCAAATCAATGAGGGAGGCCACAATGGAGATGAGGGTCCATGTTGATAGGCTCTCCCAACAGGCTATCAACGAAGGAATCGCATCAGGCCCTCTGGAGGCCACTTTCCGACAAGGGTTGGGGATCTACCTCAAGCGAAGCTATAAGATTGACGACGTGGAGGATTGGGGAAGGTCGAATCTGGACCAACAGGTCCTCAACGAAGCGGCAGCATATCTCCAGGAGGAAAATCCCGACTGGTCGGGTGAGCGGGTTCAGAATGAAATTGACAGGATTCTCAAGCAGGATCGAAGTTCGGATTACTATCTCCCCGGTGGGGAGGGGGATGCTGATTTCAGCAGCCTCCGACATCGGAAAACGGATGAGGAACTCGATCCCAGGATCCGGGCGCTGATGGGAGAGTACACTAAGGGGCATATCAACTACATGAAGTCCGTGGCGAACCTGGCTCAAATGATCCATAAGTCCCGCTTCAATCAGCGGGTCAAGGAAATCGGCCTGGAGGCGGGATTTATTATGGACCGGGCCGGCGATCAAAGAGTTCCCGACCATTTCGAGCCTGTCGATCTCTCTAACGAGCAACTGGATTCCCCAGAGCAACGACGACAGAACAGCACCCTCGCGGCGGATCCTCAGGTTGCCCAGGCGTTGGAGGATCTCGACAATCAATATGATCCAGGGCTGTTCGTTAAGTCGCTCCTAACGATGAACGCGGGGGCGAAATATAGCAAGACCGTCCTGGCCCAAATCACCCACGGGAGGAATCTGATTGGAGGGTTGGGGTTTGCACTTCAGAACGCACGTAAACCAAAGGGGAAGGATTTCAGGTGGGCCTACAACGTGGCGGTCGCCAATGCACGAGATAAAACCGACAGCAGGCTCCTAACGGGAGATCCCGATCCAAAGCAACTGGAAAAGGACCTCCTTCAAATGACGAAGTTCGGCCTCCTGGATCAAGATACGCAAATTGGAGAAATCAGGGGGCTTGTTGAGGACATTGGGGAAGAAACCTCAATGGAAAACGTGATGGAACAGATGATTTCCAGTAGGTCCAATGATAATCCCGTCTATAAAGCGGCACGATTCCTTAGGCTATCGGGCGAAAATGCAAGTAAAGTTTATCAAGCGGAGGATAACCTCATCCGGCTGGCCTTTTATAAGGCGGAGCAGCGACGATTCAGGAAGGCCCTCCCAGGATGGAGTGATGACAGAATCAACGCCAAAGCAGCCAGCAACGTTAAGAAGACCTATCAGGATTATAGCCAAGTTCCCAACTGGGTCAAGGAACTTCGGCGGGTTCCTCCATTCGGAACCTTCGTTAGCTTCCACGCCGAAGTATTCCGAACCTCTATCAACACCGCCTCGATTGGATGGCAGGAACTTAATAGCCCTAACAGGGAGCTAAAGAAAATCGGCGCAAAGCGCCTTGCAGGGTTGACTGCATCCCTGATCCCCCTGGCAGGAGCGGAAGCGGGCATAGCAGCAGCGGCCACCAAGCTGATGTCGGATGTTACCGATGAGGAAGACAGCTGGCTTCGGGACTTCCTTGCTCCCTGGGATAAGGATAGCGAGTTGGCCCACGTTGCACGGGAAGGGCTGGACTTCTTCTACGTTAACGTTAGCCACCTGGACCCGATGAGCGTGATCAAGGAACCTGTGGCGAGGGCCTTTAGGAACGGCAAGGAACCTCCACTTGATCGCCTAATGGGCGTGGCGAGGAAACTTCTTGGCCCCTTCATGGACAGAGAAATAATCGCAACCAAGCTCCAGGAGGCATCCCAAGGGATGACCACCGATGGGAAGCCCATTTGGAACCGGGCTGATAGCAAGGCGACGAAAGCGAAGAAGGCGCTTTGGCACGTGTGGGAAGGCTTCGAGCCAGGAGCCTTCCGATCAGCCAGAAAGATGGGATACTCCTACGACGTCAGTGTTAATCAGGGGATTCCTGATGAGCTCCAGGTGGGTGAGGAGTTGCCTAAAAGCCAGAAGGAGGAATGGCAAGCCGTGTTGGGTGCGATGGGCCTTCGGGTTACGAAGGTTAATGTCCCCAGGAGCCTCATGTTCCAGGGAAGGGAATACTCCAAACAGATCCAGAGCGCAAGGAGCATCTTCAACAAGCGGGCCAAATACAACGAAAACGCAACCCCAGAGGAGGTCAGCAATGCGATGAAAACGGCAAACCAAGCCTATCGGGAGCAGTACAAAGAAATGAGAAGAAAGGTCCAGAACGCACGGAAGCTGGGGATGAGTTGGAAGGAGATTGATAGCAAATTGGACGACGCCGGGGTCTCCAAGAAGTATCGGGAAGACCTCAAGCGAGGATGGGCCAGGGACCTGGTGGGGTTTGAGGATATGCAGAAGGAATGAAGGGTGAAATTTTCACCCTTCATTCCTCCCCCTCTGCCTCTTTGTAGGCTTCATACTCCTTCGGGGTATGCTTGTAAATGGTCTGCGATCCCCTGACTATTTCCCGACAGTAGTCGGTGGCCTTTATCATGTCCATCAACTGGAGCAGGTGGTCTCGTCCATCGAGGTCCGTTATAAATGCCTTTAGGAGTCTGCGCTGGGTGATCTCCTCTTCGGAGCGGATGACTCGCATCAACTTCTGGAGCAATTCAGAGTCATCGCTTTGCCCCTTCCCGGCGAAGGCGAATGGCATGTTTTCCTCCGTTTGCCTTAGGCGCTCGAGGGCACGATCAAAATCATGCTTGGTAAGCCGCTTAACCACTTCGCCGCTTTCGTCGGTTCGATCAAAGTCAAGATGGGCGGCGCTTAGGATCATTGAGGTTTTCAACAGATGGACTTGCCTCCGATTGACGTAGCCCCTTAGCTTGGGACCCAGATCGGGCGGGTTCTTCTCATTCTCGATGTACCACTCAGAGTACCTCTCAAAGAAAGCCTCGGTGAAACCCCACGCTCCTTGCAACTTTTGAATCTTGAGGAGATCCTCGGCAAGGTTCTTCCCCAACACTCGTTCTTCCTGATTGAGGAAGGGCGCCGGGACGATCTTACTCTTAGTCTCCTCATATACGAAGATAATCCGGGAGGCTAAGCCCCCGGCGATGCCTGTTTCGGGAAATGCAGTTCTTACCAAATGAGGGGTGGTCGCCCCAATCAGGTTGACCCATACGCCGCTGATTTCCTCTGTCCCCTGGGTTTTTGTCTTGTTTTCCCACAGGTCGGCACAATCATACCAGTCGGTCATATCCATTATCAACTGCGGATTGTTATAGCCCAGGAAAACGGTTAGTTCCTGACTATGGATGGTCAGATTGGCAGCAATATCGATTTCCTGCTCTCCTTCCATCCCCATCGTTTCCGCACGTTTGAGGTCCTCAACAAGGGCGGCCCTTGTCACGGCGTCGGCGCTGACCTTGATATCAAGCCCCTTGAGGAAGTCCTTCCCAATCCCCATTGCAGTTCCCTTGCGGCACTTCCCCGATGGGCCAACCAGGACGATATAGAGGTTCGGATAGAAAGTCTCATGCCCCCACGGAACGTAGCACTTCCTCCTGAGGGCGCTTGCGATGACACTACAAGCCACCCAATATTTGTACAAAGTGGGAGGCTCGCTGTTTTCTGTATACTCTAAATAGCCCTCGATCCAATCATCGACAAGCCGGGACATCGCTTCCTTGTTTTCCTTATTGAAAGCCTCGAACAGTTTGGCTTTTTATACCATCGACCGATCATAGATTCCCTCGAGCATGAGAGCCAGTTGGTCGGGGGAGCGAGGTGGATCAAGTTCCGTTCCATCTTTGAAGTTCCTGGCATAGACTGCTATATCAGCAGGGATTGAAAGCTCCTCGCCCCTGATTTCAATCGGCTCCTCCATTGCCTGTTTGATTCCCCAGAGGGCCTCGGCATGCCTTTCCCACGGAGCCTCATAGGGAATTTGGAGCCAGATTGAGTCATGGACCTGGCTTAGGAGATCGACGTGGGCGTAGGTTTCCTGGTCCTCATAAACCTCCCGAACGCCTTTTCGGTTAATCACGTCCGCAACCGTCGATTGGGGGATGTAGGAGTATGCTTGCTTAAAGAGTTGATTTCCCCATCGGTCGAGGAAGAAGTAGGTCCTCCCGAAGGGGTTGGTGAGCCTTCGATTGTCTTGGAGCTGGTCCTCAACCCAATCCCACATCCGTTCCACGCCGGGATAGGCTTCGAGGTATTTGTTTCTGATGCGCTTTCCGTCGTTAACGGGGATTTCGTACATCAGGGCAAACTTCCTCTGCCCCAGGGCATAGTTGAAAGCGTGGTTTGCCCTTTTCCCATAGGCCCTTTGGGTTGTTTGGCCATCACCGATGTCGGCGTAGTGGGAGGTTTGGTATTCCTTATCAACAGGACCGCCGAAGATGAGGCTGGCCGTTTTAGAATGGATATCAACCCCAGTGGAAAAGGCCTCCATCATAGCTTCGTCCTTCCCAAGCCACGCAACCACCCTATTCTCTGCTTGGGACAGGTCAACCTCATAGCCGATGTAGCCCTTATCGGGAAGTACGTACTTCCTGAATTCATAGGGCAAATTCTGCACGTTCCCGCCCCGACCGAAGATGTCTTTGGACGATGAAAGGCGCCCCTGCTTGGTTCCCACAGGGTTAATCGAGGACCTCAACCTTCCGTCCTCGGACATCTTCATATTCCAATAGGTTCCCTTCATCTTGGAGATCCCCCTCGCTTCGAGGACCTTTCTGGCAACCCTTTTGGTCGGCTTATCCTGTTTGCGGGAAAGCCTCTTTAGGGCAGTTTCATTCGTTGTTGGTCGCCCGGTGGATCTGCTCTTGTAGGCATCGTGGCCGCGTTCCTCATAGAAGAACTCTTTGAGCTGTTTGGATGAGTTTGGGTTGAGTTCCCTTCCTGCGACCTCTGCGATCTCATCCTTCAACCGAAAGACGTCGGCTTCGGCCTCCATCGAACGTTGGGCCAAACCGTTGTTGTTGACTCGGAGGCCATGCTCCGTCATGAACAGAAGAGGCTCAATCAGTTTCCGCTGATTATCATAGACCTCCAAGTTATCCTGTTGGGCAAGTTCATCCAGTTGTTGGGGCAACGCTTCCATTAGAACAACACTGTCCTTAGCGTTGTACCTCCAGAAGTCCCGGTTGTTAACATATTGCTGCTTCTCAAAGAGGCTCTTCCCCGCATCTTTGTAGTAGGGAATCCTGGTGTAGATGGAGGTAACAAAGTCAAGTCCCTTAGGAAAGTCAGGATAGTTAATCGCCTGGGCGATCATTGTATCCTGGAGGTTCCTCGCTTTGATTCCATACTTCCTAAGGAGGAAGGTGGCGTCGAAAGTGACGTTGTGGCCGATTGACCCAACCTGGGGATCCTCAAGGATCATTCCAATTCTTTTCCATATTTCCACCTCTTGCGGAAGTGTGAAATACTCGCGCCCCCGCTCGATGAAGGGAATGGACATCGCTTCCCCCTTTTGGGCGCTGAAACTGATGCAACTAACCTCCGTGCCGCTGATTTCAATATCAAACGCGAAGCGAGGTTGATCATGGCAGCGATCCAAATACTCCATCGCTTCCTCGAAGGAAGGGGCGAGGAAGTATTCATTGTTGGGCAAATCGATCTCGGGCGTTTCAGCCTCCTTCTTAATCCGCCGGAGGTCGAAGCTGATATGGTGTTTCCACAAGTATTGCCTCAAGGCAGCCGCTGGATGAAGGGTGGGAATAACTTTCTGTTCGGGCGGATCGATGCACTCCAGGATGGAGCCCCTCCAGTTGGTGATTTTCTTGTGGCCTGTCAAGGCCCAGAGAGCGGTTTTCCCCATTGGAACCACCACGTTAGGATCAACCTTCCTGATTTCCTCCTGGAGCAGTTCCAAATACTCCTTGAAGTCCTCCGTCATCTCGACGGAACTATCCTTGATCTTAACGAACTGGCTGATATTGTTCTTCTTAGGCCGTTCCTTGACAACGTTGGTGATCCAAAGGTTATCCCTCAACAGGCCCACCTTCCCTAAGAGTTCATTAAGGAGCATCCCCGCCCGACCGACGAAGGGTTCCCCTCGTTGGTCCTCCTTCCGACCGGGGGCCTCCCCCAGGATCATTATATCGGCGTCCTTGTTCCCCGAACCGGGGACAAAATTGTTACGTCGGGCGTTCTTGCTTATTTCTCTCATGGCTTAGCGGTAAGGAAAGGTGAAAAATTCACGCTTCATCTGGGTTGCCCCTACTGCCCATAGGACTTATATTCTCTGGGATGTCCTTCCCAAACCTTTCGGTCGAAGGCATCCTTATACTTCTCCTCCGTATCGAAGCCTATTGCATCCATCTCCAAGTTATGAGCAGCAAGAATAGAACTGCCAGAACCAGCAAATGGAACCAGAACTGTGGATCCGGGGCGGGCGAAAGTCTCGAGGAGGTCCTCGTAAAACTCAACGGGCGCTGCATTAGGATGCCGGTGGCCCGTGTTTTGGGTGATGGGATACTCGAAAACATTTGAGCGGCCTTGTTTGATGATGGGAGGCTTCCCTTTCCGGACGTAGAAGAACGAATCCGTGTCAGTAGCAAGGTGATACTTAGGAACCCTCGTTCTTCCCTGGTCCTTATGCCAGTAAGCTGGAATCCTGCGGAGGGTGAACTCATCGTAGGATTCAATCAGCTTGGCCGTGTCGCAATACCATTCCTTCTCGGAGTACCAAACAATGAGCCAACTGTGGTCCCTCATTACTCTGGAACACTCGTTAAGGGCGCGCTCCATGAACTTTAGGTATGAGTCGGGATTTATATCCTCATAACGGTTGACACTCTCCCGGTCGAATGTTCCATCAATTATCTCATCGAAATCGATTCCGTAGGGAGGATCCATTTCAACGAGGTTCACGCTCTCGTCCTCGATCCGCTGGACCTCCTCGAAGAAGTCGCCAACCACGAAGCGCTCGCAGAGCATCTTCTTCTGCCGATCAACCTCGGAGGGGGTTTCTTTTTTCATCCGTTCCTCGTGCTTCCGACGGTACTCCCTGTTCTCCTTCTCCCGTTCCTTCTGCTTGATGACCTTCCTTGCCTTCTTATCGGTGTCCGCCTCCCTTGCCTCAGGATACTTCTCCATCCCTTCCGCCGTTTCCAATTTCTTGGTGACCGATGAACGGCTCATGTTAAGAAGTTCCGCTGTATCCTCCTGCCCCCAACCGCCCTTCACTCCCTGCATCGCTTCCCCGTGCTGGCTAATCATCATTTCATGAATATCCTGAACCAGCTTGTTGCTTTCGTAGGGCGTCAGGTCTTTCCGATGAACGTTCTCCTGGAGTTCAACGATCCGCATTTCCCGGTCCGACATCTGGCTCTCAAACACATAGGCCGGGACCTCCTCGAGGCCCGCCTGTCTTGCGGCGTAGGTCCTCCGACCGCCCGCCAAAAGGAGATAGCGGCGGTCGAAATCAAGCTCCCCCTGGAGTTCGCTGATGTCATCAACTTTCTCCTTGTCCAAGAGGAGCAAAGGCTGGAGGATCCCTACGTTCTTGATTGACTCGGCCAAGCTATCGGTTTCCCCATACTCCTCCCGATAGCGGACGCCCAGATCGATTTGGTCCAGTTCCACCTCCTTCTGTTGACGTTCCTCCACCTTGATGGAGGCCATCTCCGTTCGGGTTTCCTCCATTTCCTTCCGCTTCTCATACCTCTGCCGCATTTCCTCCTTCTGCTCCTGGCGTTCCGCATAAGCCTCCTCCTGTTCCTTTTTCACTTCCATCAGCCTCTCTCTTTTCTGGATGAGCCTCGGTGGGAACTCCTTCCCTGCGTCCCCAAGCATCCAGCCGTGGGTCCATAACTTCCAGAGACGATTCTTAGCGCCCTCATAGCTATCGCGAGGAAGCCCTTCCTGTCCTGCCTCATAACCAGACTGAAACCTCCTGATTTCCGAAAGGGATTTCGGTTCAGGCAGGTTCTTGGGTGACGATGAGTTCCCTGCTTCTTCGGGCGCTTGATCCTTCGACAGTTGGGATTGGTTTTGCATAGTGAACAGGGGTTTGGTTTTGTTGTGCGAAAGCGACCTCATGTTGAACGCCCTTGCTGGTTTGCCAACCTGGTAGGGTTAGGACCCATAGAACTTCGGACTTTTCGATCATCCGCTCATTGTAATCCTGCCAGAAGTCAAAGTTCCCGTCCAGGGAGCATAAAACAGCGGGCGGGTGGCAATGGACGATTGGGCTGTATATGAACAGCCCTTTCTCGAAAGCAGTGCAGATGAAACGAGCAGCTTCCCGGAAGCGCTCCGCTTCAACTCCAACCTTAGCATGACTATAAGGAGATGCCAAATAGATCAAAGTCCTGGCTTCCTCCTGGGTTTCGAGGTAGAAGTCGATGACGTTTTCAGCCACGGTTCCGTTTCAGTTGCTCAAGGAGGCTCTTGGCTTCTTGGGGATCGGCCTTTTCTACTTTTTCCATGAGGTTTTCCTTAGCCTTTTTCCTTTTCTTTTGCTTTTTCTTCTCGGCCCTCCTTCCCGATCCCTTCGTCCGACGATTTTGTCGGGACTGCCTGATTAGGTTCTTGACCTCCCGTTCGGGAATCTCCGTTATGCTCGTCCTGATGTCGTCCAGATTGCTCATTTTCGGGATTGGGCTTGGGGGTTAGAACGATTTGCTCTTTGATAATGGCGCCCAGGATTTGGGTTCGGGATTCTTCATCCTCCCCCTCCAACATCTCTATCAGCTGGTCAATAATCCTGGAGAACACCCTTCTCCTCATCCCCCAAGGGACCAACCGTTGGAGTTTGAGGTTCTGTTTTTCTGTCAGATCCTGACTCAATCTGGGAGGGCGTCCCTTTGCATCAGCCATTTTCCTTTCTGTTTGTTTCCGATGGAAACAAAAATCAGCTTCCCTGGTGGGACTCGAACCCACGTCCCTTGCGGCGAACGGCTCCATCTCCGTCGTACAGGGAAACCACCGCGTTGGAGCCTATTGCTCCGTCACGAAGCGGCGAACACGATTTTGCATGCCGTATTCTTCATCCTCCTCTTCGGTCAGAATACACCAGGCAGACTCTCCGATGAAGTCCTCGGTTTCAACCCCGCCGGAGATGCCCACCCCGAAGGCTTGGGCAGCCCTCTTGATGGCGTTCTTCCGTCGGATCTGTTGCTTCTCACTATCGTTCTCCGTGGGAAGCATCAGGACTTCGGTGATCTGCTCGCTCTCGGGAATGGTTGGGATTTCCAACCGCAGGAGGAGATAGTCGCCTCCTGTTTTTTCCGAATGGCGCTTCTCAACGTCGGTGCATCGGACCTCATACTCCCCCTCTTCCACGGTGGAAAGTTCGGGGGTGTCTTCGAGGTTCATGTCCAGAAAACTCATTTGCTTATGGGGTGCTTTTTAGGGAGGTTGATGACGAGGCCGGAGCCTCGACCTGTTCGGGATGAGCAGGATTTGGTTCTACTCGCTTTCTTCTTCCTCCTCGGAGAGGTGAAGGTCCATCGGGGAAACATCCCGTCCGGACTTCTTGAGGATTTTCCTGATGTTTTGGTCCTCGTTCTTTTTGATGTCAGAGGTGGCAGCTATTCGGGAGCGGGCATGGTAGAGGCCATCGGCCTGCGTTAGATAGCTGTAATTGACGCCCTTCGATGTTTGATCGGCCTGGGATACCCACACCTCATTGAACAACAGGGGCAACTTGGTTTTCAGCTTCCCCGTTATCATTAGCGTCGAGCGGATGCGACCGGAGACCTCATCCTTGTCGGTATCGATATGCCCGGTCAGAACAAAGTCGCAGGGCAACCCCGTTGCATCAACCACCGCATCCTTCGCAGTTCCAATCTGGACCAGATAATCCTGGAGTTGGGGCTTCCCTCCCGTTCTGTTGTTACTCTTGAGGATCTGGTTCATCAACGCATCGGCCCACATTGTTGCGCTGTCGATCACATAGGTTCCGATATGATCGAAGATGCCCTTCCGCTTGAGTTGCTTATACTCCCGCTCCCACTTCCTAAAGGCGGAGGGATTGTCAGCGTCCTCAACCTCGAAGGTGGTATCGGCAATCACCTCGCCGCTCTCGATGAGGTCCCGAAGGGACTCCGTCCCGCCGGGATCGAAGCTATGGATTAGAACGGGGAGCCTTGCGTTCCTAAGGCTATATGTTTTCCCCGTTCCATAGTCCCCGTAAAGGAGGAGGTTAAAGCTGTCGTTCCTGGTATCCTCCTGATACCGTTGTCGGATCTCGTTGAACTCTTCTTGGATGTTAAGGTCGGCCATGATTTTTATCGGTGCTTATCGGGATGCTTATGAGAGTGAAAAAGCCCGCCCAAACGCGCGATCAATATAAGGAAGCGCCGGTAGAAAGTCAAGCGCTATTTTCTATCGTCCAGATTCCTATCGTCCGAAATGAGTGGAGGATCGGGACCAAAAAGGGCTTGTGCTGCGCCGCCAAGCATTGCGAAGAAAGTGATTAGTCCGGCTATGGTTTTGTATAGTTCTATCATTGATCCTCCTGACTTTGTTCGAGGGGAACGATCTCATTCTCTTCGTTGGGCTTCACGTTCTCCGCCCGATGCTTAACCCGGTCCCCACGATCTCTGGGATCCCACCATTCTCTTTTGTAGCCGTTGGGAACCCTTCCGCCCATTTGGAGGGGATTGCATTGATGGGGACATAGGTCAGGATAAGAACAACCAAACTTCGTGCAGGACTGCGGATTCCGAGGGAAAGCAACCATTATATCGTCGGAAGGGCTGCACTCGGCCAGTTGCTGCATGTTCCACTTGATTTGCTTGACCCAATGGTTCGTTTCCCAGAGCCAAACGTTCATCATTCCACCTCTTCGCCGTTGGGGGAGGCGCACGAACTCATTGCCTTTCTTCCTTAGGATAGAGCCGTTGATCTTAACGCCCTGGACAGGGGCCTCGTTGTGCCCAAAGAGGCAATGGAGGACATGGATGTAGGTTCCGACCTGGGTGATTAGTTCCCATTTGTCTGCCCATTTTTGGGACTTCCTCCCCGTTGTCTTGTGTTCCATCGACCAATAGCCATCATTATCTTTGATGAGGCTATCGACCTTCCAATAGATCTTGTCGCCCTCTTCGTTGATGGGAGCAGTTCCCGCTACTTCGGTGTAAAGGGTCTCGAAGCTATCGCCTGACCACGCCTGGGTATATTCAGCAAGGGCCTCCAGGGCGTTCTGGGGGTTCTTCGAGGCATGGCCTGGCTCAAGCCATTCGTTGGGAAACGCCTCGTTGTAGGCATCCATGAAGCGCTCATAAGCCTCCTGGACGGACTCTGCACTATAATCATTGTTCATGAGGTACTCCATCGCCTCATGCCATCCCTTTCCGAAAACCAGATGGATGTTTGGACTCTCGGGACGGATGCCCAGGAGATGGTTGTAGAAGTACCGACGGGGACAGTCCTGAAAGGTCTGGATCTTACTGCTGTCATAAACGGAGAAGGTTTCC